CTGCTCTGCTCCTGCTCTCCAAGCAAGGTTGACAATAACCCGCTTCCTGTATATTCAGACATGGGCGCAGCATCTGACCTTGGGGCAACTAAGCCGTGAGTGAGGAGCAGGTATGGAGCATGGAAGTCCGACTAGCCAGGATGGAGGAGCGTCAGCTTCAGCTTTACGCTATGATCGAAAGGTCACTTGCTTTTCACGGGGATGTTGCTAATAGGTTAGGAGCGTTGGAACACTTACGGACGAAGGTTCTGGCTGTAGCTGGGCTAATAGGGCTTGCTTGCTCAATGGCCTGGGATGTCCTCAAAACCCGCCTTTCTAACTAGGAGACTAAACGATGCCAAATTTCACAGCAGGAACTTCATTCTCAGATGGCGTTACCAATGACGTAACGGCCTTAAAGCTCAATGCGTTGGTTGCCGATGCTGTGCCTACTTCCAACCTAGCCCTAACCAGCACCAACGGTACGATTTCCAATTTCACATCCAGCACAGCTAACATTACGCTTGGTACGATTCCCACGCTGACGGCTGGAACGACTACTGGAACGGCTGGCATATTTACGTCTGGAACGATTGCTACGCTTAATAGCACAACTGGAACAATACCAACCCTAGTCGCAACAACCCTCATCACCACAGGCGCAGGCACAGTTGCAGCCCCAGCAATCGCTCCTACTGGAGATACCAACACAGGCATCTTCTTCCCAGCCGCTGACACCATTGCGTTTAGCGAAGGTGGGGCGGAGGCAATGAGGATTGATTCAAGCGGATTTACCACTTTGGGAGGAAACGGAATTAGTGCAACACCAAGTGGAACTTTAAATATATCCGACTCAAACGACAGCACTGCTCGTTTGTGGCGATCTTCAGCAGAATACATCCAGTTGGCGGCGGCTCGCGGAGGTACTACTGGTCAAAACAACATATTTCTTTTAGACATAGTTGGTAATCCTAACATTCGTTCATTTAAGATTCGTCAGTCGTCTAATGGAGGAAGCTCGTTTACGGATTCGGTTGTTTTAGATCCAAGCGGAAATGTAATTATTGGGACTTCGACTGTTTGGGGTGTTGGAAAAACAACTATTGAATCTTCTGATCTACCTCTTGGATTAAGGGCTGGGTCGAATAATCCAGCACTTGTAATAGGAAAAGCAACAAATAATTCAACAACATCACAAGTGCTTTTACAATTCCTGCACAACGGCTATTCAGATGGTATCGGTCAGATTAACGCAAACGGAGCAAATTCTGCTGCATTTGGATCTTATTCAGATTCAAGATTAAAAGAAAATATAACAGAACTTCCAAGTCAACTTGCTAATATATGCTTACTAAAACCTTCTGAATTTGACTACAAGAATGGATCTGGACATCAAGTAGGATTTATTGCGCAAGAAATTCAACAAATATATCCAGATGTTGTCGGCGAGGGTGATGGAGGAATGCTTACAGTTACAGGATGGAGCAAGACAGAAGCAAGGTTAGTGAAAGCTATCCAAGAACTCAAATCTGAAAACGACTCTCTCAAATCACGCATTGAAGCACTAGAAGCTAAATGACCCTAACTGAAATCGCTCAGTACGCAGGCGAGAAGGTTGGCAAGACCGACTCGGATACGCTTACCTTCTTGCAGAAGGCCGCAAGCTTGGCTTACCGCCGAGTGTGGGACTTTGCGCCTTGGCGCGAGACTGTTACCAACTCCACCTATTCAGTTGGAACAAACAGACAGATCACGCTAGGCACGAATGTAGAAACTCCTCTATCGGTAGCCTACAACGATGCAGAAGTTGACCCGATTGACCTAGCCACAATCATCAGCCAAGACCCAGGCTTGCTGTCCGATGATCGCACTGGCGATCCAGATACATACCATTTCACAGGACGTAACAGCAGTGGCATTGCACAACTTAACCTATACCCAAGGCTTGCCACATCTGGAACAATTCCTCTTAGGGTTGTTGAGAAGTTAAAGTGTATTACTCGCTCCAACTACATCGTTGACTTTCCTCCTTCAACAGACGCTCTTGGTGATGAACTTCGCTTGCCCCACGTTCATCACTTGGTTCTTGCTTTAACTCACGCTGACGCACTTGAGCGTGAACGTCAGTATGCCAAGGCGCAGGCCATTACGCAGGGAGCAAACTCTGATCTTGCGGCTATGGCTAACTACGAGTTGAGTCAGGTTGGCGGGATTAAGCAGATCACTCCGCAGAGCCTTGGCGAGTTAACTATAGAAGAAATGTTCTCAGCTTAATGGAGGCATTCAAACGTGCCTTATTATTCTGACAATTTAGATGACCTGCTTGCCATAGCAGGATCACAAAGTTTTGAAGGTGGGCAGCTTTCTGGAATTACGCCAAACTTAATTAGCGACAATCAAGCCAGCGAGATTGTCAACATGACCATCAGCCCAAGCGGAAACCTTGAATCCCGCCTTGGCATTGAGTCGATGTCAACCAATGTGTCCAGTGGGTCGAATATTCAAGGGATGCACTATCTTGACACGCCAAGTCTTGAGCGTCTGATTGTTGCGACAAATGGCACGCTTTATAGGTCAACAAGCTCAAACACATTTTCGACTACTGGAGGTACAGTTGCCAACTCCAGCGTTTCAGTAGACTTTTCACAATTCAATAATCGACTTTATTACACAGATGGAACTGGATTCCTTCAGTTCTCGAATGGAACGAATGACTATAGACAAGGTACAAGTGTTCTTTCAATTACAGTTACAAACGATGGAACTGGATATACAAGCGTTCCAACTGTAACAATTAGTGCGCCTAGTCTGGCCTACGGAACAACGGCCAGTGCAACGGCAACAGTTGTCTCAAATAAGGTATCGGCAATTACTGTAACAAACGCTGGGTCAGGATATACATCAGCACCCACAGTTACAATTACTGGCGGAGGTGGATCTAGCGCAACAGCCACAGCAAGCGTATCTGCCCTTGCCCCATCTGGCCTTCGCTTGGTTCGGCAATTTACAAACAGGATATTTGCGGTTGGAACAGAAACAAACCGAAATACGCTTTACGCCTCAGACATTCTTGATGCCGAGGTATGGAAATCAACCAATAGTATCATTGTTGGCGGTGATGATGGAGAGGACATTGTTGCTATCCAACCATTCTACGACTATGAACTTCTTGTCTTTAAGCCAAATAAAATTTATCTTGTAACGGCTGACCCTACAGCGACTACTGCCGCTGGCTGGACAGTCAGGCTTTTGAATGATCGAATTGGATGCGTATCTGGCAGGTCTGTCAACTTCGTAAACAAAGACGTATTCTTTCTTGCCAATGACGGAATTAGGTCTGTAGCTAGGTCTATTGCTGATGACTTTTATATCGTAGGAACACCAATCAGCGAGCCAGTAAAGAACATCATTGCTAGGATTAACAAGAACTATGTCACGCTATGCAATGCTGCGTTCTACAACAATAGGTACTTCCTGGCAATCCCACTGGATACCGCAATCACACCTAGCCATATTCTGGTTTATAATGCGTTGTTCAATGCCTTTGAAGGCTTGTGGAGCATCGCTGCTGCCAGAATGGTGATTACAAACTTCTCGACAGGATTTGCAACTAACGCACAAAAGCTTGCGTTTGGAAGCCCAACAAGCAGGGTTGGTCATTACCTTGGGTATAAGGATGCAGACTCAGCCGACCCAACATCAGACTATGTCGATTACACCTCCACAGGAAGCTACACAAGTTCGGTGGCATCCAAAGCTTACGAGTTTGATGATCGGATCGCGCAGAAGTTTGGATCGCACTATGAGATTGAGTTTTTCAACTCTGGATCTACCAACGCCAGCATCAGCATGAGGCGAGATACGGACGGAACAACAGTTGGAATAGCCTCAAATGTTGACACACGCTCTGCTGGTGGAATTACCCTTCCATTCACCCTGCCAGCCACGCTATCAGCACAAACCGTTAAGCGCATTGCTAACAGCCTGCGATCCTACCAGAAGTGGCGCAATATGCGTATGATCGTTTCCGCACCATCCAAGAAGCTTTCTATCCGAGGCATTGTAATTGCAGCCAACCCAGACACCATTGAGGTGCAAAAGAACGTATGACGGCTGTGGAGTACATTGAGCAAAGCGGTGTTCCAGAGGCTATGTGGCCTAACCTGGCTGAGTGGTTTGGCTGGTTTGAGAAGCAAGGGATGGTTGGGATTGTCGAGGATAAGGATGGTATTGCAGGCGTGGCTTTAGCTAGGTGCGTCAAGGATGGGCAAAAGCCTGACCATTATGTGCATAGCGAGGATGGTGAGAATGTGTTTGTGGATTTGACTATCTCCTCAAAGGGTGCTAAATCATTGAATTGCTTGCTGTTGTTGCTTTGGCAACGCTTCGGTCCTCGCAAGCGGATCACCTTTAATCGTTCTGGCAAACCAAGGAGTTACGACTATATGACATTTATGCGAAAGGCAAGGGTTTAACACCATGGGTGGATCACCGTCTATTCCTGCACCTCCGCCGCCGCCCGATCCTAATGCAGTAGCACAGGCCAATGCAGATGCCTATAAAAAGAATGTAGAAACATATATTGAAAAAGCACCAGAGATGGCTGCCTTGGAGAATAAGCTTCGCGTTCAATATATGCCTCAACAGCGTTCTCTGGAGCGTCAATTATCCGCATTAGACCAGCAAGCAGGCGTGCAGGCTGGGATGCAACTAGAGCGTCAATTTGGACCACAGCGCACCTTGGAATCGCTGCGCAGGCAGTACGAGACTAGCCCACAGGCGTATGCTTTGAATCGTGGATTAGGCGATCAAATGACTCGCCAGTTCGAGCGTCTATACGGGGCATCTCCGTATAGCTCAGTTGAGCAGAACGTAGCGTTTAACCGCCAGCCAGGACCAGTTGATATATATGGCACAATTGGAACAAGCATTTCAAATCCAAAATTGCAAGGTTAATTTATGCCAAATTTTGCAGTAACAAAAATGACGGTTTATGATGTTGACGCACAAGGCAACATTGTTCCGCGAGAAATTAACGATCAGTTTCCTATCAATTCAAATGGACGAAGGACTGGTCAGGGAACATTGCAGGAACAAACAGATAGGCGCAGAAAGGAACTTATCGGAAATTCATTTGAAACAAAAGCCGATGCGGTTAATGCAAGTCTCACGACAAAGCTTATAAATCAACAGAATCAACAGAATCAAAGGATTGCCGAACTAGCATCACAAGAAAACGCACGCAATGCACTTGCCCAACAAATAGCCGCGCTTACCGCAGGTGGCGGAGGACCGCAGGCTCCATTGCTAAATAATCAGGCAATCGCTGCTTTGTCGCGGGCTCCTAATTACGGTGCATCTGAACTTGGAAATAAACTAAACTTTCAGGTATCCGACCAACAAATTATTGACGATTACAATAATACCAAAGTATCAAAACTTAACAGCATTGTTTCGCAAGGTAACGCGCAGATTGCTGGGATTCAGCAAAGGCTTAACGCTGCCAATCAACTCCTAAGCCAGCTTCCTTCTGGTGATGCTCGCTACGCATCTTCCAAGGTATATGTGGATCAACTCAACAATGATCTGAAAAGTGTCACTGAAGCGGTAAATTCTGCCAGCGATCAAGTAACTAATTTTAAGCCTATCTCCGCTGGATCTCCAGAAGCAGCCAGCCAGATCACATCTTTCCGCGAATACCTCCAATTGCCCGAAGAGCGCGCCACACAGCAGTTGCGCCAGATTGATCCTGAATCGTATCAGACTGCGGTTAACTTGGGTCAAAAGTACCGCGAGATGACTACTGCTCCTATCGGAGAAACCAGGTCAGCCCAAGCCGAACAACTCCGCAGCAACCTAGAACAAGAAGCGATCAATCAGCTTGCCCTTGGCTCGCAATTGGGTGCTGAAGAGCAGAGGCAATATCAGCAGGCTGCTAGGGCAGCACAGACAGCGCGAGGCAACATCTTTGGCGTTGCTCCTGCGGTAGAGGAAGCGGTCACAACTGGTCTTGCTGGCGAACAGCGCAAGCTGGCACGCTATGGTGCGGCCACTCAGTTCCTTGCTTCTGGACAAAACACATCTGATGCGTTGAAGTCTGACATAGCATTCCGCGATGCGTTGTTGCAGAACCGCCTTGGCGCAGCTTCTGGCTTTGTCGCTGGCGGACCTTCTATCTACAACCTTTCTCAAGCCAGAACAGGCCAACAGCAAGGTGCGATGCAACAGTATATCCAAGCTAATCAAGCATTGCCTGGTGGATTTAACCAGCAGCCGTCTACATATCAGCCGTTCTACCAAGCGGTGGATCAAGGTAT